GTGACCGGCGCTGAGCCGGGGTGGTCTGACGACCTCCCGCCCAGCGCCAGGTACGTCCTGCAGGCACTCGACGAAGCCGGCGGTGAACTCTCCCGGGGTGAACTCATCGACGAACTGTGTCACCGTGAACGCACGATCACGGAGGCGTTAGATACCCTCGAAAACCGCGGATACATCCTCAGGACCCGTGATTCCACGGACCTCAGACAGGTATCCGTGGTTCTCGCGGACGAGCGGATGCTTAACCCCTCCCGGGACTGATATAATGCTGAACGCCACCCCAGCCGCTCTGACCCAGCGGTGACCTGCCCAGCCATGTCTATCGAGCTCTCACCGTCGAGTCGCATCGCCGTCGACGACGTGGAAGTGCCGTCCGACCCCGAGGACGTCTTCCCCGACATCGTCGCGAACGCCTCACTGTGTTGCCAGCAGTGCTACCGGCGACTCCGTGCCCGACGTCGGTTCCCAGACGATGCGGGGTATCGTTACTCGGACCTGCTGTCGTTCGTCGACGCAGAGCTCCCGGCCGGAGCCGACTGGGAGATCATCGGGACAGAGTACTACACGACCGACCCCGTCGACGACCGCCTCGAACGGATGCACCCACCGGACGATGCCGACTCGGGGACTGGGTGCTCGGCCTGTGGCGCGGTCGAGCCGCACCGGTCGCCCTCGACGCGGTCTCGCAGCGAGGCCCTGCAGGCAGCGGTCGGGGTCTCGGTGACGCTCCAGGAACTGGGCGTCGCCCACAACCCACTCGCGCTGCTCGTCGAAGTCGGCGAGTGCAAGCGCGACCCGGACCTCGCGGGCGATGACTTCGAGACGTTCCGGACGGCCATCGCGAGAGCGATCCGAGCTGGGCGGCGACCCCGATGACGCCTGTCCTGGGTAGGGACAGCACGTTTCCAGTGCAGAGGGGCGTTGCACACCAGCAGCGAGGTACACGAGGGGCCACCACCACCGATACTCGCATACGGGACGGCAGACGACGCGACCTCTGCGTGCTCGACGATGTCGATTCGTGAACTGGAGACCACAACGTCACACATCCACCATCGGCCCCAACTGTCGCCACAAGATGGCGTCGCGATGCCCTATCGGCTCTCGGGACAACTGGGAGACGGGCCTCTCGCGACGTCCCGGGGAGCATCTCCCCGGGGGCGACGTTTCTGAATGACCCTATGGCCACTTCGAACAGTCAATCACTTCGACAAGAGATCCGCGCATCGACCCGCCGCGCCGACCGACGACTGAGGACCCACGTAGGCATGAGCTTCCGGACTTTCAAAATCATCAAGGCATTGACCCAGTTGATCGGCATGGTCGCCGGGCTGTACGCGATGGTACTCGGCGCCGACCCCCTGGCCGCGTTCGGCATTATGGCGTTCATCTGGGGCGGTCCGGAGTTCATCGAGCACGTCCTCGAGTCCGGAGGCGACGCACCCGATGTCGACTGACGGGTCGGACGGCGAGACCAAGAGCACGGCCACTCGGTGGCCCTACACCAACGACGTCCTCGCGGCCATCCTGCTGTGTTCGCTGGCGGCGATCGCCGCCGTCGGGCTCTACCGGGACGTGTCGATCCCGATGCGCGTCTGGGCACCGTTCGCCAGCGCCGCGCTGCTGGCCGCCGTCTGGGCGTTCGGCACCCAAGCCGTCGACGCACTCGCGAGGTTCCGCGGATGATCCCGCTACCGACCAGCACGGAGGCCGGCCTCGAGTACGACGGGCCGTTCTCGACGCTGCCCGAGTGGCACGCGTTCATCATCGGACTCCACGCCGGCCTCGACGGCGAGGGTGACACTATCATCGCGGTCGCGCTCGGCGAGCAAAAGGTGGAGACGGAGGCCGAACGCGAGGTCCGCAAGGAACCCTGGTACGCCAGCGGCGGCGTGCTTCTCGCCCGGACTTATCGGAGGGTGCGATGACCACCGCCGAGCATCCCGAGGAGCCGCCCGCGGAGTTCACCCGTGAGGACATCCGGCGGGCGCTCGCGAAGGTTGAGGCCGAGGCCGCGGAACACTACGGCGACTACGCCGCTGGTGAACGCAACGCCCGACGCATAATCGAGGAGGCACTTCTTTCATAACTTCGACACTGAAGATAGCGGCTTCACGACGCTCTCACGTCGTACCAGCCGCCCTATTTAAAATATATAACCCATCTCAACGCTGCAGAACGCTTTCCCCACCATGTCAACACGAGACCGCCGCGTCCAGCTCGCCCTGAAGTGGCACCATCTCGACAATCTCTCAGTCGGGGAGGTCCGCGACCGCTTCGAGGAGGAGGGCATCGGCAGCTATGCCCGGTCGACCATCCGCGGCTACCTCAACGAGAAGCCGAAGGACGAGGTCATCGAGGCCATCGAGCAGCGCCACGCCGACGTGCGCCTGCAGATCGCCGAGCGCGAGGAGCAGCTCTACCAGCGCGCCCGGCAGGCCGAGATGGAGGCCACCGAGGACCAGCCCATCGTCCGGGTCGTCCCGAAGACCGAGAGCGTTCGCCGCGACCGGGAGACGGCGAAGCGCGTGCCGGACTGGGAGATCGTCGACGTCGACGATCCCGACCGTCCCGAGTGGGCGAGCGAGCGCGACGTGATCGTCCGGTTCACCGGCGGCGAGACGCGCGTCCGCCCCGGCGATGAGTACCCGGTCCGGGCACTCGACGGCTCGCCGAAGTACACGAAGGAACTTGCCGGCCTCGAACGCGACCAGCCCGACCTCAAGGGACAGGCGATGGCCCGGCAGGAGCAGTCGAGCCATCTGGAGGCGAAGGGTGACGTCCTCGGCGTCTACTCGACGGACATCAACATGAACGTCGACGGCGACGTCGACCACTCGGTCGAGTTCGACGCGGAGACTGCGGCGGCCATCCGGGAGGCGACGCTCGACGATGAGTAGCACGACCGACGACGTCGGCGGGACCGAGCAAGTCGACCTCTCGCTGCCGGAGATCCGGGCGGCCTACAACCCCTTCGAGCACGGCTGCTGGCTCGACTTCGCCAACAAGCTCACGCAGGGCTACATGGCGGCGGAGTTCGATGACTGGAGTCCGCTCGGTGGGCATCACGGCCAGTGGCTCCGGCACCTCGCCGGCGACGAGGACGCCGACGGAGATCTCGCCCTGTTGTGTCACCGGGACGGGCTGAAGACGACGATCGTCACGGCGTTTCTCGTCGCGTGCCTGGAGTACAAGCCGGGGTTCCGGGCCATCTGGACGATGAACTCCCAGGAGCAGGCCTTCGAGAAAGCCGACCGGGAGCTGAATCGCTTCATCGAGCGCAACCTGTGGCTCATCAACCTCAACAAGCCGCGGGAGGAGGACTCGAAGAAGACGAAGGTGTTCGCGAACGGCTCCAGCCTGTCGACGGGCTGGCTCTTCGGGGCCATCGAGGGCGCACGCGCCCACCTGCTCATCCTCGACGACATCATCAAGGAGCGCGGCGACGGCGACACTCAGGAGATCCTCAACTGGGTCGACGGCGTCTCCGTCCCGATGGTCAAGGACGGCGGCCGGACGGTCATCGTGGGGACGCGAAAGCGCCCGGACGACATCTACAGCCACATCCGCGATCGCGACGGCTACGACTTCCGGGAGTTCCCCGCCATCCTCGACGTCTGGGATCAGGAGTTCCGCGAGGACGACGACTGGCGAGCACGCCGGCCGGATCCCGAGCTCTACACTGAGGTCGAGTCGCCGTGGTCGGACGGAGATACCGTCCGTCTCCTCTGGCCCGACGCTCGAGGCCCGGGGTGGCTGGCTGACAAGCGCTCGAAGATGGCGGACTACCTCTTCTGGCGCGAGTACACGCTCACCATCCGCGGCGCGTCGGGCAACCTCATCGAGAAGGCCGACGTCGACCGGCTCGTCGACGACGGTGGTTGCTCCATCCGCGGACAGTCCCCGCCCCAAACCGTGACGCCCGGTGCCGGCGAGGCGACGATCGTCGCCCACGACCCGGCGCAGTCCTCGACTGGCGACAACGCGGCGTTCACTGCGTGGAAGGTCAATCGGGCCGGACGTCGTCGCCTCCTGGACGCGAAGGCCGACACGGGGATGCAGCCCTCGGCCATCAAGGCGACGCTGGCCGACCTCGACGACCGCTACGACCCGGCGATGGTGGTCATCGAGAGCAACGGGATGCAACAATACGTCGCCAACGACGCGGTCGAGTTCTCGGCGTCGCTGCGGGCGAAGGTCACCGGGATTCCGACGACCGGCAAGAAACACAGCTGGGAGAACGGGATCCCGCGGCTCCGACGGCTCGTCGAGAACGGCGGCATCCAGTTCTACCGCGGCCACGGCCCCACGGAGGACTTCATCCAGGCGGCGTTGTCGCTTGAGCTCTCCGACGGGAAACTCACGGGCCACACGCCGGACCTCATCGCCAGCTGGTACATGGCCGAGCAGGGCATCCGGCGTCTCGAGAGCATGGGCGCGCTGGAGGCCGACGACGATGACAGCGGGGGCCTCAGTTACCTATGAAACGGACATACGAGAACTGTCGACAGTGTGGCACCGCCCTGAAAACGACCCGTCAGAAGTCCCGCGGGGTCTGTGGGTCCTGTAAGCGCGAGAGGGTTGAAAAATGAGTGATGCCGACGATACTGTGAAGCTCCACGTCGACAAGCTCACTCCCAACGAGGACCTCGCGAAGGCAGAAGAGTCGACGCAGTTGGAAGAGCGACGGATCCGGGCGCGCGCCGGATTGGGACTCAAGCCGCCCTACAATCCTGACCGACTGGCTGCGTTTCTCGAGCTGAACGAGACGCACGCGGCCGCGGTTCGCAAGAAGGCTCGCTACGAAGTCGGCTTCGGCTTCGACATCGTCCCCCATGACGGGGTCGACCCGGATGAAGCGAGCGAGGAGGACGAACAGACGGTTCGTGACTTCTGGCACGGGACGGAGTCGTCCTGGGAGACCGGCCCACACCAGTCCGCAGAACCGACGACTGCAGTCGAGGTGCTCGAACTCGCTCGGCAGGACTACCACGCCATCGGGTGGGGCTGTCTGGAGATCCTCACGAACAGCGCTGGTGAACCAACCGGGTTGGCCCATGTCCCCGCAAACACGGTCCGCGTACGGAAGCCGCCAAAATCCGACGAGGACGACGCCCCGCCATCAAGCTCTCCCGACGAGATGGCCGCCCGCGGCTACGTACAAGTTCGTCAGGGCCGTCGCCGCTACTTCGGCGAGGCCGGCGACCGGTATAGAGAAGAGCCGCAGTTCGTCGACCGTGAGACTGGCGACGTCGCCCAAGGCAGCGCAGAGGAGCTGTCCAACGCCCCGGCGAACGAACTGATCTTCATCCGCAACCCGAGCCCACTGGCGGACCATTACGGCATCCCCGACTGGATCTCAGCACTGCGGACTATCACGAGCGACGAAGCCGCGAAGGACTACAACCGACAGTTCTTCGACAACGACACGATCCCGCGGATGGTCGTGAAAGTGAAAGGCGGGACGCTCTCCGAGGAGAGCAAGCGGGACCTCCGGCAGATGGTCCACGGTCTCAAGGAGGAGAGCCACCGGACGGTCGTGCTCGAGGTCGACAAGTTCGCCGAACAGTTGGACAACGACGTCGAAATCGAACTCGAACCCATCTCTCAAGGCGTCAGCGAAGAGATGAGCTTCGAGGCGTTCCGAGAGAAAAACGAGCACGACATCGCCAAGGCGCACGAGGTGCCGCCGGTCAAGATCGGCGTCACCGAGACGTCCAACCGGTCGAACTCCGACGTCCAGGACCGAGAGTTCGCACTCGAGATCATCCAGCCGGAGCAGCACAAATTCGCCGAGCGCCTGTACCAAATCTTGCACCAGCAGGCGATGGACGTCACGGACTGGACTCTCGAGTTCGAACTCCGCGGTGCGGAACAGCCCGAGCAGGAGGCCACTGTCGCCCGCAAGAAGATCCAAGCTGTCCGCGGGGCAATCCCGGTCAACCGGGCGCTGGAGATGATCGGTGAGGACCCGCTCGACGAAGACCATCCCGTCGACGGCCAGACGCTCGTTTCTCAGATCGGCCAGCAACCAGGCGGCGGTGGTGGCGGTGGCGGCGAGGTCGAACAGGCCGGCGGCCGCCCGGAGTTCCTGCCTCCGACCGACAACCGCGTCGGTGCGCGGGCCGGTCTGGAACTGGCGGACAAGGCCGAGATCGAGACGCAGCAGTTCGACAGCTCGAACCTCGACCAGGGGCTCTACGACCGCGAAGACGACGAGCTCTACATCCGCTTCGACCGCGAGGAGGGCACCGACTCGCTGTACGTGTATCTCGATGTCCCGGCCGAAGAGTGGGAGGCGCTGACCAACGCGAGCAGTCACGGGTCTTACCACTATGACAACATCCGGCTCGAGTACCAGTACGAGGAGATCACCGACAACCACGAGCGACTGCCCGTCGGCCCGGCATCGGGCTGACGCCCTGCAGCAAGCGATGACGCACCCGGGGCCGAGCACCAGACCCGGATGGACTTCTACTGACGATGACTGACCACTTTCAGAAGACGGTCGACATCAAGACCGTCGACGAGGAGAACCGGACAGCCACGGGCGCGGTGCTGGTGCCCAACGAACTGGACCACCAGCACGACTTCCTCCGACCAGACGCTGTCGAGCGGTTCCACACCGACGACGTCGAGACGGGCGTCATGCACTCGGCGTTTCCCGAGGATGCAGCGGCCCTCGAGCGCTCGGAGGTCATCACCGAGTCCGAGACCATCGGCGACGAGACCTTCGACGCCGGGACGTGGGTTGCCACGCGCAAGTACGAAGACGATGAGTTGTGGCAACTCGTCGACGACGGCGTTCTCCAGGGCTTCTCCATCGGCGGCGAAATCGAGCGTGCTGCCCCCCACGACGAGTTACCCGACGATGTTACCGTGCCCGACTCGGTCGAACACCCCGGGGATGGCGGCACGGAACTCGTCGACGGCACGGTCAAAGAGGTCTCGGATGTCGACATCCCGGCAGTCCCCCGGGCGACGTACAAGGGTGAGGACCTCGGGAAGTCGCTCCTCGAGGAGGTCGACGACGAGGCGGAGTTCGTCGAGCTGATGACCGAGCAGCGCGGTCACGAGGAAGCTGATGCCCGGCGACTCTACCAGTACCTGACCGACGTCCGCGAGAAGGCGGGCGACGGCAAGCCCGGGGAAACGTTCGAGGAGTGCGTCGAGATCATCATGGAGGAACAGGGCGTGTCCGAGGAGGAGGCACGCGAGATCTGCGGTGCGCTCGACGACAAGGAGAAAGACCACATGAGCAACAGCAACGACGAGACCGACGAACCGGACGACGCGACAAAGTGGCAGATCCTCAAGTCGATCTTCGGCGGGTCCGATGACGCCAGCGGGGCCGAGGACCTGGGCGGCGAGAAGGCGGGTGACGATCCCGATGACGAGGACGACGATGAGGAAGACGACGAGGACGACGAGATGGACAACAAGGACGCCACCGGCGGCGAGACGCCGGACGCTGACATGACTGACGACGACACCACCAAGAGCGAGGAACCCCCGGAGTGGGCCAAGTCGCTCATCGACACGGTCGAAGAGAACAGCAAGCACATCGAGGACCTCGCGGCCCAGGAGAAGACCGCCGAGGTCGAGGTCGACGGGGAGACTGTCGAGCTCTCGGAGAAGCAGGTCCGCGAAGCGTTCGACCTGGACGAGACCAGCAAGGCGCTCGACAACGCGCCGGCCTGGGCGCAGTCGCTCGCCGAGAAAGTCGAAGACAACGCCGAGCGCATCAAGACCATCAGCCAGCAGAGCGGCCACTCCACGCAGCTGGGCGGCACCGAGAAGTCTGGCAGCGAGCCCGAGGACGACGCGGAGAAGTTCAAGAGCCAGCTCGTCGGCGGCCGCACGGGAGGTGACGCCTGATGAGCGTCAACGGAGCCCGCGAGACCAACAAGCGAGCGATGCAGAAGGACACCATCGACCGCGACGGCGACCTCTCCGGCGGGGAACTCCCGCGGTCGCTCTTCGACCAGTTCTTCCAGCAGGTCCAGGAGCAGGCGGAACTGCTCAGTCGGATCCGGACGGTCGACCTCGGCCGGCACCAGGAGGCCATCCCGCAGATCGGCATCGGCGAGCGCCTCATGCGTGAGGTCTCGCCGGGCGAGTCTGTCGAGGATGACTTCGTCGGCGCGAACACTGGCGCAGTCGAACTCGACGTCAAGAAGACGGTCGTCCCGTACGAACTCGAGCAGGAGGCCGTCGAGGACACCGTCGACGATGTCGCCGACATCCTCCTCTCGAAGTTCGAACAGCAGTTCGCTGCCGACGCGCAGGAGCTGGGCGTCGCCGGCCACGAGGCCTCCCCGGGGACGTACTTCTCGGGTGACGACAACTTCTTCGGCATCAACGACGGCTGGCTCGCCATCGCGGAGGGTCAGGACACCGCCTCCTCGCGCATCGACGGCAACTCCTCGATGACCGCGTACGACCACGGCGCGGGCGGCGTCAACACGACGCTGTTCGATGAAACGATCCTCAACATCGGCCAGAAGTACCTCCGGACGGACCCCATCTTCCTGACGAGCCGGAAGAACGTCCAGCGGTACAAGTCCCACCTCACCAACAAGGAGTCGAACCTGGGCGACGCCGTCCTGATGGGCAACTCTGAGCTGACGCCGTTCGACTACGACATCCTCGGCGTCTTCGGGATGCCCGACGACAAGGGGCTGTTCACCGCGCCGGAGAACCTCATCTGGGCACTCCGTCGCGACGTCGAGATCGACGTGGTGGAAAACTCCGACCAGACGCTCGAGCGCGACCTGTTCGCGCGGTACGCGCTGCGTGCTCGCCACGACTACCAGATCGAGGACCTCGATGCGGGCGTCCTCATGACGAACATCCGATAGAGGTACCAGAACATGGGATCCATCTCAAGCGCTACGGAACGACACGCGTACCGCCTTCGCAACCGCAACCGCCGCCAGATCGTCGCCGAGCTCACGCCGGACAACTCCGGCGACGCGTCCTACGGCCTGTCCCCATCCGACGTCGGCCTGACCAGCATCGAGTCAGTGTCGCTGGAGACGCCTGCGTTCAGCAGTGGCGACAAGCTCGCCACGTGGGACCAGGCCAACGAGAACATCGACGTCTACAACACGGCCGACGGGACGGTCAACGCCGCCGACATCAGTGGGAGTACTATCGTCGCCGTCGTCACCGGGCCGGTGGAGTGATTACCGATGCCTGATGGCATCAACGCCGACGAACACCCCAGTACGAGTGCGGCCGTCCGCGACTACGGCGTCCTCGAGCGGCACACGCTCGACGACGGCGAGACCGTCGCGCTGTTCGACGGTGACGCCAAGTACGCCCAGGTGTTCGTCGTCAACGAGACCGACGACGAGACTGCTGTCGTGACCACCGACGGGGCCGGCAACAACGCCGACGTCGTCGACGGCGCGAGCTTCGGAAACGCCAGCGGCGCGTCGAGCAACAACGTCTACCACGACGGCAGCGACTACGTTCTCGAGAACTCCAGTGGGAGCGACGGCCGCGAGTACACTATCGTCGGCCAGCGGGTGGTCTGACGATGCCGCGCGTCCGATACGCCGGCGGCTCGACCTACACCATCCGCAACGGCCCTACGTTCGAAGACGAGGGTGACGAAGCGGATGTCGACGAGGAGACGGCTGAGCGCCTCACAGCACGGCCGGACTTCGAAGTCGTCGACACAGACGACGACACTGTCCGCGAGGAGGACGGTCCCCCCGACGAGACTGCGGGCGACTCTGGGACGCTTCCGTTCAACCCTGCGGACCACACCAACGACGAGATCGCCGAGAAGGTCGCCGAGATCGACGGCGAGGCAGCGCTGGTCGCGCTCCGCAACCTCGAAGCCGAGCAGAAAGACCGGACCGGTGCGACCGACGCCATCGACGACCGTCTCGACGAGCTGGAGGACTAACTGATGCCCACGGGGTTTTGCACTCTCGGAGACCTGCGCCGCGCACTTCGAGAGGCGTCACTCCCGGGCGACCTCGGGCAGGACAAGCAGATCGCCGTCGACGCCATCGTCTCCCAGACCGAAGAACTGGAAAAGACCTACAGCCGGTTCTGGTACGAGCCCAACGGAATCGATGAAGCAACGACCATCGACATTCCGACGACGGCGGAGACCCGCGACGATGAACACGACGTCGCAACCCACAGTGGGTATGTCGTGGGTGCCTACGACGGACGTGACGGCTGGACGACTACCTCAGACACGGTATTCGACAGTGACACGTCCGATCCAAAACCCAAAAAAGAGATCCGTCTGGCGTTCGGCGACCTCGACGACGAGACCATCCCGGCGTACACGCGGATCACGCTGGCTCGGAAAGACGTCAAGGCCATCAACAAGCTCTCAGTGGTCAACAAGGACGGCGGGTTCGACGACTGGGTCGCCAGCAGTGACTACGACGGTGGCGTCGGCAACACCCACCGCGGCGAGGACTACTGGGTTCGCATCAACAACGGCGGCGTCTCCGAGCTGTACCTGGACGTCCACGCGATGGACGACGACCTTGCATCGCTGAGCAACGCTGTCTACGTCGACCTCGACTACGGCCACGAAGGCATCCCGCGGAACGTCCGCCGGGCCGTGGCACTCCGCGCCGGCGCGGCGTTCGTCGAGGACGCGACCATCGAGATCCCGAACAACGCGACCATCTACAACATCGAGACCAAGGCCGACGAGATGCGCTCGCGGGCTGACGAACTGCTGGAGGTCTACGAGTAGATGGCCTCGCTGGACAGCAGCTTCGAGGCTGACCTCCGCGAGGCCATCATGAACGACGTCGAGACTCGTCTCGAGGATCTGGTGGAAAACTTCGTCGAGGTCGTCCACGCCAACCTCCGAGCGTACGGTCAGCGCCACGGCTACAACGTCAAGCCGGCCATCGACTCCGTCTCCGACGTCCAGGTCGACCGCAGCGATGGCGAGATCTCCGTCCGCGTCGGCTGGGCAGACGAGCAGATGTCTCGCTGGGAGTTCGGCGTCAGCCCGCACGAGATCGACGGCGACCCGCTGCTGTCGTTCGTGTGGTCCGATCCGCCAGCCTGGGTCAAGGAGGAGTTCGACCAAGCCCGCGGCAGCGGCGGCCAGTTCGAATCGGGTTGGCGCGTCTTTTTCGAATCCGTCGATCATCCCGGGCTGCCTGAGGCGCGGGCGATCCGTGACGCGATGAACGGCCTCCGGCGGGTGCTACGGTCGTGACCGCCACGCCCGTGCAGTGGGTCCTCGACGAGCTCGGCGCTGTCGTCGACGCCCAGCCAGCTGACCATCCGCTGTGGCGCGTCGACCGCGACAACGCGCTCATCTACGAGCAGGACGCCGGCGGCACCTTCGACATGTCCGCCGCGATGGACGACAAGACGGACGACTTCAAGCGCGCGAACTTTGTCGGGGCACGGTTCGCCAGCCGGGACAGTAGCTACGTCGGCACTGATCCGGATCTCGACATCGACGAGGTCGTCGGGATCCGCATCGAGGGGTACAGCGGGTCGTTCGGACACGTCGACCCGACGGGCTCGGACGGCGTCGTCTTCCAGGGGAGCGACGACGCGCTCGTCGAGCAGATCCGCTCGACGCTGTACGATAACCTGCAGTGGCCCGATGCAGGGCGGACGGATGTCGCGTTCACACATCTCTCGATCACGAACGAGACGCCGGTGATGGCTGACTGGCAGGAGTATTTCCGGTACGACATGGACATACTCCTCTCCGGCTTCGAAGAACTCTGACACCCCGTTTTTTAGTACTTGACCATGATACCGAACGACACCAAGCGGGAGCTGCTGGACGCGTACCTGTCGGGTGCGACTATCCGCGTGCTGCTCCTCGACGACTCACAGACGTATAGTTTCGACGTGGACAACCACGACTTCGTCAGTGACATCACGGCCGCTGGGTCGGAGATGTCGGGCACGGGCTACAGTCGTCAGACACTGCAAAACGTCACCATCACCGTCGACGACACTGACGACGAAGGCGTCTTCGACGCTGACGATGTGACGATCTCGGGCCTGGACGCCGGCACCATCCAGACGGTCGTGGTCTACGAGCAGATCGGCGGCGACGACACGACGCCCGGCGACGACCGCGTGCTCGCGGTGTTCGACGACAGCAGCGTGAGCGACCTCCCGCTGGCAACCAACGGCTCGGACGTCCAGATCCCGTGGGACGCCGAGGGCATCATCAACATCTCCTAATTCATGACTGACACAGTTGTCTCCGACGCACTTCGCTTCCCACAGGACGAGGGGCTCTCCGCCAGCATCGCCGACGGACACGAGTCGTGGCCCAGCGCGGGCTATCTCGCCGGCCTTGCCGAGGCGGTCGGCGAGCAGCCCTTTGTCAAGAACGGGCTCACGTTTACGAACCACGACGGCACGAACGACGAGGTCGACGTCGCCTCCGGCCGCGCGTACGTCCACGTCAACACGGTCGACGTCCAGTCCGGGCTCGGCGGGTCCCAGCCGCCCAGCTACGACCGCCAACTGTCTGACCGCGTCCCCATCATGCTGGAACTGCCGACTGGCGCGGCAGATCTCTCCGTCTCGTCGGGCACGCTCAACCCGGTGTGGCTGGCCTACGCGCTGGACTCGACAGTCGGTGGCGTCGAGGCGGGCGACATCTACGTCCGGCACGGCAGCGGCGAGTCGGCACCGCCCCACCCGAGCGTGAAACTCGGCGAGACCAACCCAGAGAGCCCGGGCTCGGACACCCGTGCCTCGGACGGGCCGGTGCTCGACGCTCGGTCGGCGACGATCGACGACGCGACCATCAAGCGACTGGCCGCGGCAATCGACGCGAACGGGCAGGACATCACCGGGGCCGGGACGGTCGGGGCAAATCTGATCGATGCAGACCAACTAAACACTGCTCCAACAGGGTCACTGGTGCAACTCAACGGCGACCAGTCCATCGCAAATAATACGCTAACAGACATTGCGTGGGAGACAGAAACCTCCAGAGGAGATGAATCCAAC